CTCTAACGTTATTATAGTTATGAGTTTCTACCTCTTTAGTTTGTTTTAGTATTATTTGTAGTGTCATTATTAATGATCTCCTCTAGTAGTGGTATAATTGATTCGTCTGGTATATCTGGTGTGTCATTGGTGAAATGAGAGTTTAGCTGTGGATATGAATGCTCAATAGCTGTAAGGAGTACGTCTACGCAGATGCTGGCACGCACATAGCCCTTATGATAGTCATGTAGCGTTGCTTGAGCATGTATCATAGTTGGTCTGCTAATAGCTTATACTCACCAGATGCTAGCTTAGCCTCTGTCTCTGCTGTCGATTCATTCAAGAACTGCGAACGAAACTTGGATGTCGTCTTAGAGAATTTCCAGTCTGCTCCTAGTAGGGCTTGTCCTGATGGTTCGATCACGACGATGAGTGAGTCATAACTATAGAGTAATCTGTACCCTGCTATGAATAGCTTGGTATGGTTGGAAGCTATATGTGTGATAGTTGCGTTAGCTAATGTTTGTAGATTCATTTGTTACCTTCTTGGTTAATTTGTGCATTTGCTTCTGTTTGGTTTTACGTAATTGTTGTTGATTATGGATGTCCTGCAACTCTAGAAATATTTCACTATGAGCCGGTTCCGCTTTCTGTTGTACATATTGTGTATAGTAAGGGATTGCGCCCTCTTTATTATAAGTGGTTTCAGTAATGTGTTTACTTATAGTCAATAGCTCAAATGCGGATGCTTCCATTACATCATCTGTATTTAGAAGTACTTCTACGTCTTTTATTAAATCAGTTGCGCTAAACCTATTAGTGTGTTGTTGCATTCTAGTGTGTAATGTCTTAGTCATTCCTATATAAACTTTACCACTTTCGAATGTTATTTTGTATACTTTATATAGCAATGTGTGCTGTTCATCTAGCCTCTTATACTTAGGATGCATTGCCCTACTAACATACCCATCACTTATTAACTCTTTCAACATTGCTGCCATGAACACACCAGTACATTCTGATAATTCCTGTAGCCTGTTCTGTGATTGTGTGGCTATTCTGATATTTCCGATTTTATAGTCCTTTTGTATGTATACAGTGTTATACCATAAATAAGCTAATATGTATACATATATAGTGTGAATACATGCCACTATCTACTACCCACGAGCCACCAAAATGTGGTCGCCGGGATTAGATTTATAGTAACGAAGCGAAGCTGAGTGTACATAAATCTCTAACCACGAGGGACTAGTTGAGATTAGCGAGTCAATGCAACTTAATTACTAATTTACTTAACAACTCGATTGTCCAAAATTTCTTGTAGCCGCTCTTCTGGTGGAACAAACCCAATAGGCTTAATTATCTTGCCCTCAGAGTCCTTAGCACCGAGCTTCTGCAGATTTGCATTATGCACGATCTGTAAGCCATCTACCATTTGGTGTGGTGTAAGGCCTAACTTGTGTAGTTCCCCAATAGCTATGTAGAGTCCATCAAGAAGTGAATCAAATGCAGATACTGGTGTAACTGGCTCAGATGCTACTGTACTTCTGGTAGCTACTATCTCTCTTGCCAACTCACGTGGAGCGTATGCTCCAATAGACTCAAGTGCTTCTTCGATTAGAAGTGCAGCGGCCTTATTAGCATCATACGACCCAGCGTGGTTGCCCCATGCTGTGTCGTTTAGATGTGCAATGTCTGAGAATAATTGGAAGAGCTGTTTTTTACTTTGCATCTGGTATATACCCCGTGCGAAGATTTGCAAGCGTAAGCAGTGTATGTGCCGACTCTGGGGAAATTGTTCCATCTGCAGATAATGTATTGATAGTTATGTCCTCTATGAGACTAATGATGTGCTCAGCCTTTCTGTAGTCTGCATCACCCGGACTGAGATAGTCATGTGGTACATAGCATGGCTCGGCTTGGCTTTCATTCCTAACTGTGCATTCGTTGCTACAGCATGCGCACTCATCTTCTGTTTCCTGTGTAAATTGCTTAAGCAAGTCCATTAGGTCTTCGCCCGATACTGATAGCATTCTTATGTTATTGTTATTGTTCATGATTTACCTTTATGTAAGTGCACGGGGAGTGCACTAAATTGTTGATTCAATAGAATCGTTCCTATGTTGGTGTGCTCTGATTAGTGCCTGAGTTACTGTGTTACGGGATATCTCTCCGTACAGTTTATGAAGTGTAATTGACTTCATAGATTGACTGGAGCGGTAACCAGATGCGGCATGCCATGCGTCCTTTCCCGTTAGTGTATTGCACGTTTCTATAACACAGTTGGAGAATTCTTTGACTTGCTGATGGTGCACATGCCTGGTATACCAATATCTATGATCAGTATCTGACCATTGTGATTTACAATCCACAGACATAATTTCACCTAGTTTCTCTGGTTTAACTGTATGCCCATGTGTAATTCCAATTAAGTTCTTACCAAATTGGTGATACATAAATACGGATGGTGTGTCGTGCACTATAACACGTGGTTCATCTTTAAACCAAGCTTGTAGGAAACACGTCACATATAGTGAAGAGTACGTATCATGGTTACCAATAGCAGAACGCCATCTAACTAGCTTATGCTTAGTTAACGCTTTCTCTACTAATGATACAGCTAGGTTTAGCCCTACTTGAATCATCTTAGCAAAGCGTGAATCAACATCCACACGAGTACCAGCTGTGGTTGTGTTCTGCTGTCCATTAGAATGATACCAGTCACCAGTGTCAATGATGAAGGCTTCTTCAGATGGGTAAGCTTGTATAACTAGCAGATCAATTGCTGATAGTAAGTCAGCTGTTCCTATATCAGAGTCGTAGTCCTCACCAACTTCCTCACCCCAAGCCAGTAGCCTAATATGGGCATCACCAATTGAGTACACGGACATAGTATCAGAGTGTGTTAGTGCTGGAGTAGCTATGGGTGTGGCTGCACGTATACGTGCTGAGTTAATGAAATCCTCAATTGCTTGTTGAAAGTAATGCAGTTCAGAGTTATGTTTAGCGTTAGTCTTGACCCATTGGATTTTAATGTTACCTTCACTATCATAAAGAGTGCTAGTACCAAGTAGTGCTAATCCGTCTTGAACGGAGTTGCCCGATTCAAGTGGAAGGCTACCATTTTGTCGAGCTCTCGTAATACGTGAAGTTATCCCGTTCTGACTTAGCTCTATACCATGCGTTAACAATATACCAGCTTGTATAGCTTTTGGTGATGGGCCGTATGTGCCTACAGCTTCAAAGAATTGTGGTTTAGTTACTTTCATTAGTTACCTTTAAATGTGTTAGAATAACTGCTACAGTAAGTTCTAATGACTGCATATTATCTATTCTGATATCGATACCATTTGGTAGACCATTAGCAAATCGTTCATGATCTTGCTTTAGTCTATTATCCCATTCTGTAAGATCAAATGAACCACGAGCCTTGGCACGAGCTTCACGAGTAGCATCATCTACATGGAGATATACTAGTATAGCCTGTTCTCCAAGCCACACTTTCAATTCTAGCCCAGCTAGTACTCCAATAGTTACTATTGAATCACATCCCTCAGGAATTGAGGTGTAAGCCGTACCGTAGTAAGCTGTATCCTCGACTCCATCAAATTGCGTTGTGTAACTTGCATATTCTATGAACTTCCCTGTATCTGCCATATTTTTGAATTCAGGCACTGTAATGAAGAAGTATGGGTTGCCCTCTACTTCCCCTGTACGCATAGCTCGAGTGCTATGTGGTGTAATGGCTGTAAAGTACCCTTTCTCTTGGAGAGCATTACTCACAGTATCTTTGCCGGCACCTGAGTGACCTGTTAGTATTAGTACCATAGACTACCCTTCGCAGCTGGAACAAATTGATGTATCTACTTTAACTTTAGTGGCCCCATTAAGCGAGCGTATGTAATATAATGCTTCTACGTCCGGGTTAATGAATGCTTCATGGTGGATATCTGAGATATCCTCTTCCTTAGCGTCTGCTGGGAAGTACAGATTAGTAGATTGGCCTTGGCCCCCACCCGTTGCGTTCATGGCTCGTTGAGCATCTGCAGCCATACGTATAATGTCACGTTGGTTGATTTCGAATGCAGTCCTGAATACAGCTTTCTCATGGGTAGTTAGCCAATCCTCGGCTTGCACAGATCCTTGGTCTTCTGCGATACGTTGCATTACTTCTTCAGTATACATTCCACGTTCCTTCATAAGAGCTAGGAATATAGGATTGATTCTGTAGACTGTGCCACCTGCTGTGTCAGACTCGTATACGTTGGCAAAGACTGGCTCACGACCTTCTGACGGACCCCCAAGAATTTCTGCAGTTGACTTAGTAGGCGGAAATGATAATCTATGTGAAAAGCGTAGCCCATACCCTTTCAACCACTCAGGTTCGCCAAGTTCTACAGCTAACCACTTAGATACTTCTAGTGTTCTATCATCTAATAGTTTAACTAATTGCTTGTTAAATATAGTAGATTGGAGGTCGCCGAATACCCAGCTTTGCTGTTGATAGTAAGTCGCTTCACCAAGCATACCAAGACCAATTGCTCTAGATTTCTCTGTAAATGCAATTGTGCGTTCAAACCCAGGTTCTTGTCTGGCTTTGATTAGCATATCCTCTATTACAGCATCAAGTAATACAGTCGCTATTTCCACAGCTTTAGTATCTTTCCATTCATCGAATTTAGTTATGTTCATGGATGTTAGTACACATGTAAACGAGTGGTCCTCATCACACATTAACTGTATCTCAGAACACAGATTAGACCCCTTAACTTTGAAGCCCCGATCCTTGTACATCTGAGGAGCGCTTTTGTTTACTTTGTCTAGGAAGAAGAAATATCCCTTACCTTTGATAAGTTTAAGACGAAGCATACGTTTCCATATATGATCAGCACGTGCTGGATCCTTATGAAATAGCTCCTCGAACTCATTAGTGATATTCCACCCGATGTTCCATGTGTCATCATCTGCTAGTAGTTGATCAACTAGCTCATCAAAGTCCGCATGTAATGGGTCAAGGTACATGCCAATGTTACCACGGCGAGAATTACCTTGGGAGATCTTCTTCATGGAGTTAACTAAATCATCTGCTGGGTGCATGATACCACTAGAAGTTCCGCCTTTGGAGATTGGTGAGCCTCGTGGGCGTACTGGGTCAAGTACAGTAGATGTCCCATAGCCACGTTGAGTTAACTGCTCAATCTCTAGGCGTGCAATGCCCCATGACCGAATCGAGTCTCCCAAGTGGCTTCCAGAACATGCTATAGGATGCCCTCTGTTGTTACCCATGTTCGTTAACACAGGAGTTGATGGGGATACGTATCCTTTCCACATCACATCCAGGAATGCATCATACAGTTTAAGTAACCATAGTTAACTGGGATTTGCACTGCTGTGAGCTCCTCTGCACGCTTAGCTATTCTAATGTACATATCAATAGGTTTTTCCCCTACGTTCAAGTAATGCTTCTCTGTTAGCATCTGTAATCCAGATGTAGATAACCAGTTAGGAGCTAAGTTCTCACGTTGCAATTGTTTACGTTCATGTGATAAACGTTCGTATTTAGTCATTGCCATTATTTCTCCTTCTTTATAAGAGGTAGTCGTGACAGGTTTTCTGTCTTCCAACTACGTCTATAGCTGTTAGTTCCAGATATGAAGAAGTCGTGGATCTTGATAGACTTAGCACCTTTATAGAACCAGTCTGCTATAGGGTTATTTGTTATACCATATATAGTTGGCAGTTGCAGCATGGTAAGTACCTCATCTACTCGTGACCTAACAAATGCCTTAAGCTGCGCAGGTGTTATGTCGTTTATAGACTTAATATCCTTATAAACATAGTCAACAATAGCATCCTCGTGAGAGATTATCTCTCGCATTACGGTATGCACATCATCTGTATGTTGTTGTATGTCTATATGAAGTCCAGCTACTTTTGCCTCGTTGAGGTATGTGTTATGCAAAGATGCAGCTAGCATCCCATGAAGTACTTCATCGTTTTTGACAAAGTCTACACCAACTATAGTATTAGTTATTAAGTTATTACCATTGGCTTGAAATGATTTTAGCATAGCGAAGTTGCCAAATAATAATACTTGTTCAATACCTGATACTGTTGCAAGCGCTAATAACTTGTTACTGCTGAGATTGCTAGTTATACGTTTAATCATTTGTAGCTTATCACGTATAACTATGATTTCTTTTTGGTTTTGAGCTGTATCCTCTGGGTCGATATTCATCTCATCAGACATTTTCTGATAGAATGGTGCATGTACTGCTTTCTCTACGGCTGCTATCTGTGAGGCTACGCCATCAATTTCTGAATGTGGAAACCATGAAGCAATTTCTGCCCATGTGTCTCCAACTTGCTGCTCAGTAATAACAAATGAGTCTAGTGTAATACTCGCTAAGGCAAATTGCTCTGGAAGCATTCTCTGCCTAAAGTCGTTTACATCTTTCTCTACTGGTATTTCCTCAGCAGTCCACAAAATGTCTTGTTGTAGTTTGCGTATCTCTTCAGCTACCGGATATAGAATGCGTCCAAATAACGGGTTTTCTGTTTCTATAGGTAGTTTAATGCTCATGCTACTCCTCTAATGGTTTGTAATGAGTTGCAAATCGTGTCATCGGTGTAGCAGTCACTTGTTTAGTACATTGGTACAGTGCACTATCCTTAATTTCGTTAGACATGTTAGTTGCCTGCAATTAATGCTTTCAATGGTGAGGATACACCAAACTTAACAACTGATTTAGCTGGTGATGTGTATGGTACACCATTTACTTCACCTGCTCTAGCTGCTTGAGTTGTAACGTAAAATTCACCAAAGTCCTGCCCTAAAGCTACAGCATTGCCTGCTAATAGCTCACGTTTAATGGTGCTTTTGATATGCTCCAGGATACGACCTGCTTCTGCTTTTGAGGAAATAGTTTCATATAAACTAATCTCTTCTACTAATTGTATTTTTGTAAATTTTGCCATATTGTGACCTTTATGTTAATTTGTGCTGTTGGATCATAGTAGCGGTTAAGCTACTAAAACTATTGGTTACTACTAGGTCTTCCGAACCCTTTGCGAGCTGCTGCGCCTCCAGAAAAACCTGCTGCTTTAGCTGCCCCACCATTTACTGCTGGAGTTGTTGCACCAGACTTCTGGGCTTCTTTCCAAGCTGCAACTGCTTCTGCATCCGTTTCTTTATAGATTACGGTAGATGCATACTTCTCAGTATCGCTAGCGAACCTAACTCCAACTGGTGTTTCATCGACAATCTCTGTAGATGATGCATTGTCAGATGGTCTGTAGAAACGTTTAACAGCAACACGCTCTTTGATTTGCTCTTCATATACTTCATACATGTATTGTACGAATACAGTGACATCAATATCAGTAAATTCTGGTATAACCATAAGCGTTTTAGTTGAGTTCTTAAATACCATTTCATACTCTTCAAGTTCGTTCTGTGCAATGCTGTATGACTCAAGATCTTCGATAATACCTAAGCTATCAAGTTGATTAAATCCGTATGCGTCTTTACCTGATTTGTCTTTGAGTAAGTTACTATAAGACATACCGTTTGTGAAAAAGTAGTTAGCGAACATTGCACCTGAGTCTTTATACTCGACTTCTACACATTTTAAGTGTGTATTGTATATGCCAGATGTAGTGATAAAATTACCACCTTCGTCACTTTTTGCTACTGCCGTTCTGTTTATAACTCTTGCCATTGTTAATTGGCTCCTTATTTGTTAGTGGCTAATGCCAAATGTGTTGAAGAATCCAGGCTTATAGCTTGAATTCAAATTCTTCTACTTCGGAATGTTTTGATTTAATCAAGTCGATGTAATCTTGTAGATTAAAATCCCCGTCTTTTGCTGTTTCACCATCTAGTGTAATTGGCATTGATTCAGGCACTTCTTCTATACTCAGAACACATCGTGCGGCTTTGTTAGAATCACGAAGAATAGCAACTCTTTTCTTGGCTTTAACTTCTACGAATACGCTGAAATCCACGACACTGAGAAAACCTCCGAGTTTGCCAAATTTACCCGAGTCTACTAAAGAGTATCTAGCTGTTTTCTCATCAAAGATTGAGTGTGAAATAATTACTAATGAGATACCATTGCTAACAATGTCTTCAAGGTAGTCAGTGAATAGCTTAATTTCACGATCCAATGCTGTGTATACTTTGAAGTTATCTCCATTAAATTTTACATTCAATGCATTGTATGCACTAGTGAATACACGTGATACTGAATCTATCGCGATAGTATCTGGGTACTGTCCTGTTTTAGCTTTATAAGCTTCTGCTGCTGCGTTACATGTGTCAATGAATGATCCCATGTCAACAAATTCGTTTATATTAATGTGTGGTATCTTTAGTGCGAAACGCTTACCATCATGTGATATAACGAATCCGTTAATCAGCGTGCTTAGTAGCTTAGTTTTACCTGAGTTAGGCTAAGCCTGATAACAGTACTTTAGCTGACATGAGGCACCTCCATGCTTGTGGTATATTGTATTTTCATAGTTATTTATCCTTATGAATTCTTATGTACGTGCAGGGTCTGCATAAAGAGTCAGAGGACATGCCGTCTACACGTCTTTCTACCACTACCCCACATTCACAATAGAAACTGCATTTAGTTTTATTTTTTTTTTATCTCTATATGTTTTAATAAACCTAGCACCTAATAGGTGCATCAGCTTATTATCAGTTTCTATTTTGTTTAGTGCTACTAATGCATCACCACCTGCTTTAAATACATGTTTACACCTATCTTGCATATCTGCGTGTGATATATGATCCTTTTGTGTACACCATTCTAAATTAGAGTAATGGTTGTTACTTGGATTATTATCTATATGGTTAACTACTTGGTAGTTTTCTATATTTTTTTTTTATAAATGTTTGTGCAACTAGCCTATGTACTTGAAAGCGTTTTACTTCTCCATCTTTAGATAACGTTACTCGCTTATAGCTACCTAGCATGTTTTCTTGTTTAAGAATTCTATTAGGTTTTCCATCAGATGGTGTTGAGTACACGTTTCCAGCTTCACTTATTGCATACTTACCTTCGTACCCCCATAATGTTCGTGTATATTATGGGAAGACTTAGTAATTACTTATAAGTGAAAATTTTGTATTGGTCTTACAAATAGCGGGTACTACATGCCAAGTTATTATTCCATCTTCATCCCCATTCCACGAACTAGTAGCTCTTTCTGCTTGTGCCGCTTGATGTGCTGTACATCCAGAATACCATCCACATTATAACCTAAAGTCCTGAGCAAGGACACTACGTAGCTCTGGCTGTTCTTGCCATAGCCGTATAGAACGTGATATAACTGATAACATGCCTTCTATGTAGTTATAGTCCTGCTCAGTAATAGATTCAGTAAGTACACGTACTTCAGTTGGGTATTGCTTAACAACTCCATACTTCTTCGTCTTCTCGTTAAACTTGCCTACTCTACCTACATTGTTTCGTGTAACGTAGATAATACGAATACGATCAGTATGGATACCACGTTTACTGTATAGGTATGCATATGTTAATAGTTGCAATCTATGCTTATATTCAATTCTGTCTGGAAGAGATGTAGCAGATGTTGTCTTGTAGTCAGTGATCGTACATTGATCGTAGGTACCAGTTAGATCAGTAGAAACTGCCCCATCTGTGTATGTAACACCAGGGACGATTATGCCATCATTAGACCCACCAACATAGATTGCTCCGTGAGATGGTGTTGCTGGGATGAGCTCTTCCATGAGGAACTCCTCAACGAATGAAGGGCGATTATGTAGTAAATAGTCATTGATTAGCTTAGTTCCCATAGTTGGGTAGTGCTCACGAATAATAGATCCGTCTACTTCCGTATTGATACCACACTGCTTATCAATGTAGTCCTCCATTTGCTCGCCATTTACTGTACCGAATCGTACGAATGATTCAGCAAAACCATGCACTACAGTTCCGAGGACACTCGCTGTAGAACCAGTAAAACTCTTCTCTCCTAGCATTAGTTCACGCCAGAATTCATTGGTGTTGGTGATGTACTTTGCAATTGATGAAGCAGAGATACGTATATCTCCTGGATTCATTAAGTTCTTGCCATCATAGTACTCAAGATCGATTTGGTTGGTTGTACTCATTGTGAGCTCCTTTTATAGTCTAGTGGGTGAGTTAGTGTGAAATAACTACATGTATTACATGTGCTACGTATGTGTTCGTGCTCTACCACATGGTTCGTGTATGGTGGAAACCCTTTTGCCGCATACGTCGATGTTTTTTAGGAATTCAGACATATTGGAAGTAGTTACGTCGCTGGTAAGTGCTCCTGCTCTAACAAATTCTTTATTTATGTAGGCACTTCCACATTTAAGGTATTTATTCATGTTTATCCTTATTTATGTACTAAGTACTTTTTGTGTATTTTGTACCCCATACTATTGCATTTATTGCGTATAGCTGAGACGGTTGTCCCCTCTGGCAGTTTGTCTGTAAGACGTTTAAGCGAATTGCGATATGTACCATGAGGTGAAGTAGCGCAGTCAGTGATTAGCTGTTCATGTGCTGTTGTCCATTTCATTCGGACTGAAGATGGCAATGGGGGTGGAGTAGGTTGATTGACTACAGTATGCGGAGTAAATGGGGTTGATTTATTTCTGTTTAATGCTGATATTCCATCCAGTGGTGGAGACGAGGCAGCATGTGTGTATCTACTAATACCAAAATTCATTGATTCTACTTTACTTTTATGTAAGTCGTCCCGTTCGGATGGTGTGCGCTCAGGTAAGGACATACTGAGCTGTTCTGGTAAGCTAGCGGTTAATTTACGAAGTTCAATTAGAATTTCGTTTAGTAGTAACTCAAGTTGGTACATTTGTTTTTATCCTGATAATATAGTTTATTGACTTCTTGCTTTGTAGCAAGTCTATAGTCATGCTTTAATGAATCGTATAACCACTTGCTGAAAACTATCATTAAATCTGTACCACCATGTCGTATAATGATTGCGGGAAAGTTACGTTCGTCCTCATACCATTTTTTCACTATAGGAGTGAGGTTAAATCTAGCGCTATAGTGGTTTGTTAGTCTACCGACAGATTGACAAGTACCATTGGCACTCCATCTATATGTATGTTTATGGTTATTTTGTGTTTTAACTATACCATATACCCATGCACTATTAGCAAACTTAAATTCACAGTCAAATTCTGGTTTGCTGAATTCATAGTGTGCTCCATCTTCTGCTGTTATTGATAAAGCGGTAGATGGCATATAAAGCGGTTCTTTAAGCCTATAAGTAAGTTCTTCCGAATATGTTTCAAAGAAAGTAATTTTTAAATCAAACCAATATCCTCGCAGAGGTTTATATTCAACTTCTACATCAGGATTAGCTATAACTGCATCAGCTATAATAGAGTGTTCTTTTAGGATTAGTTTATAATTCTTTGCCTTCATTCTAAATATAGGATTTGGTATTTTATATGGAAATTTAAGTGCTATACAATAGCAGTCATACCTACCAGTAGCATATTTCTCTTTCAGCTCAGCTATCTCGTCATGTGGAACTTCTTTAGTAGAACTTAGTTTTCCATCTACTAAATAGAGAGATTTTATGGTTTTTAAACCCATATCCCCAACTCTTCTTCCCCATATATAATTATCCCAATCAGTATCAGCTGAAAAATCAGAGCTATAATCATATAAATCAGCAATAAGCAAATTATAAGCCTCTTGAGACGCTTCTATATAGTAGCCGTTCCATCTACCGTCATACGTTGTAGATTTGTTACTCATTTGTTTCTCCAAATATAGATTTATCATGATAATATGCAATAGCGACTGCTTCTGCAAGGCCATCCTCTGCCGAGATAAACGTAAACTGATTAGGCGTTAGATTGCAGTTAGTTAGTAAGTTCTGTGTGAAGTTAATAGCTACCTGCTTATCGCGTCCTAAGTCAAGCGCCCTCTTCCATACGTGTGGTGGTACTTGTGTAATAGGAATATTTGTTAATTCAGCAATAGCTAATAGCTTGCCGAAGTTTCGGTTAGTTGACGCAGTCGAGGCAGCTGAATTACCAAAACTCATAGCAGGGGACTCTATAATTATATGTGCTTCAATGCTAGCAAGTGCGTCTTCTATGATGAAATCAACTATAGCATTACAATCTAATTCCTTGTGCGTCTTAGCTGGTGTTTTGATAATTAACTTGTAGGCACCCTTATTAGGGCCAGACTTGATTAATACCTTCTTACCAGCTTTGTCACGTGCAAATACATTAACTGCAGGTTTAGTTACGACTGTACGTGTTGGCATACGAATAACAGTTAGAGTATTGGTCTCAGTGTTAATTCTACATATTCCACCGTTAAGTCCTGGATCGATGCTAATTAATATCATTTATACTCGTTTATATTAAATTCAATTGGTGTATTTACTAACTCATATCTATCATTTAGTATTGATGCACATATATTAGTAAGGTTTCCTTGTATGGTTACACTATACGCTTCATGTATATGTCCTGATATATGATGAGTTAGATTAGGTAGCTCTAATTTACGCTTCTGTAATGAAGTTGAGCCTACATGCCGATCTTTATTATATGTACTGTTAGCACAATCTAACGTATGATATGCTGGATCATGTGCAATTAGAACTTGTGTTGTAAGTGGGATCTCTCCCATATAGTAGATAGTTCCTCTTCAGAATTCATAAAAGCCCAATCACCGAAATTATTACTACGAGGTGACCTATAGAAGTTAACTCCATCTATAGTGATGGATGCGTCCTGTAGGCAGGTAATTCCATATGAGTTGAAAAGCGCCTGCGTTTTGTCATACCCATAAGCTTCTATTTCTACTTCATGGTTACCTGCTATGCGTATCTTATATTTGAAAGGTTGTTTGGTTAGCCATTCTAGGAATGCTATAGTTTCAGTCAGTCCTAGGTCTCTACAACCTATCCAATCGCCAGCATGAATTTAAAATGTCTGCCGTGTATATGGATAAGTCTAGCTGTTCGTGTTTACCATGCGTATCATTGATTGCTGCACATTTCATTATGTTGCCGTGCTAGCTAGTATGTATTGGCAGGCTTTAAAGAACCTGTTAATATCATATGGTATCATGCACCCAGCAGATGATTTAGACTTCTTTGGGTTCTTTCCCTACTATTATCTTAGTAACTTTAATCTCATAGCATGACTCCTCAAATATCTAGTCATCATAGAAGTGTATTCTACATAGGTGCACTAGCTCATAAATGTTAATAGATTTATAGGTATACACACCGTTTGGTATGCTCTTAATTACAAAATCTCTTTTATCTAAATACCTAAAACATACAGAAGTCCCATCAATTTAAATCATTCATCTGTGGTTATAGGTGGACTACACTTGGTCTTAATACTGCTGCTATACCCAAACATGCTTTTCATTAATTCTGAGCCAGTAGCAGGAATCACATTAAAACCTAATACTTCACTTAGTACCTCTTTACTTATCATCATTTATCCTTCATAGTCCGTGGTGCGTACTCACCAAGACATTTATAGTTACGGTCATGGCCTACGAATAGGTGAACACGTTCAGATGCTCGTGAGATAGCTACGTATAGTATACGTAGGTAGTTATTAATGTTCGATGTGTCCATTATATGCACCAGGTCAGTTACATCTACAAAGACTTCTGGAACAGTGCTACCTTGAAGTGAGTGACTTGTCGCCGCAAATAAATGATGACAAATACTAAAACTATCTTTAGCAGCGTAGTATTCCTTCCAATTACGTTCGTCTGCTAAGGCTTGTAAGTGGTTCATAAATTGAGTTTTCACCTTTGGAGTATCAATTACACCTTTGTCAGTTAGAAGCGACCAATAAATACCACAATCCATTACATCCTGCACAACACAGATAGCTCTGTTAGGTATAATAGTTTTACCGTCTATGATAATAGGTGATGTAGGTTTAACTATATCCCCAATAGAGTAAGTATCTTCTGATTGTACAATATACTTTTTCACATTAGAATTATATATTTTAACTGTTTTATTCATGAAACACGCAAATACTTTAGATGGTTGAGCTGTGTTACGATATGCTTTCAGAAATTCACAGTGATTAGTATGCACAATTAGATTAGCAGATGTCTCTGGCAATTCTGGAAGTACCTTGCTATTAGCTTCAATAAGTGCACGGATGGTTAGTAGATAAGATGAAATATCCGATCTAGTTGAGTCCTGTCGCATGTTGATAGTTAGCTCATAGCTAGGGTATCTATCAAGATTAGCTGAGTTAGGAAGTACTAATTGGATAGGGTCACCTACTAGTATTATCTTGGACTTAACACGCGCTTCCTTGAGGTATACCATAAGTTCAGATGTAAGCATAGACACTTCATCGCAGATAAGGTACTCAACAGGAGGCCGTTCTTTAGCATTCTCCATTTTGAGTAACCTGTTACCACCATGTCCATCTGGAACTAAACGCATACCAAGATAAGAGTGAATAGTCATGGCTTCAGTTCTGGATCTGTATTTATCAGGAATCATGTTCTGTAAGGCTGCCACTGATTCATGCGTAGTACCTGTTAATGCTATAGTGATTTTGTTGTCAAGGCAGTGCTTAATGAATAAAGCAGTTGTATGTGTCTTACCAACACCTGCTCCACCTGTAAGGCGACAGATATGCGCATCTGAATTAAGCAGTTGTGATAGTACATCTAGTTGGTGGGGTGATGTACCAGAGATGCTCCACTGCTTAGTTGATATTTGTGCTGACTTACCAGTTGGTCGTTCGAATACGAATGGCTCAATTTGCATTATGTTCCTTTTGGTTTAAATTCTGCGCAACCGAAGTTTAGCTCTATACTGTGCCCAATATTAAATACTGTGCAAGTTTGTTCTTGTTGATGTGCACAGTTAACACAACGAGAGACTTCTAGATCGTTGCACTTAGCTCTGTCGTTCCACCCACGTGCATAGGCTTACCATGCTCGCACCTGTGATAATAGTGTGTTTTCTAGCCGTTGTTGGTCCATCGGTATCTCCCAATACTCATTTATCTCCTGTAATAGTGCTACAATAGAGTCAGTAGGTAGCCCAAGCTCACGGGCATGGTATGCTGCTCTGATTAGGTTACGAGATCCATTATCAACACATTCAAAGGCATATTGAAATGTACCAAAGCTATTTTCTAGTAACTTCTTCTTCTCTCCATCCGTTAATTCCTTAACTGGACCTGCGGTTACTTGAGCAGCTGCGAATAGTATGTGGTCCTTGATTTCCAATGGAGATTTATCTGTAACAGATAGTACTTCTCGCCCACCGTAACAGAATAGCACTTGTGCCTGTGGTAATGGATCATGCTGGACACCTAAATAAGAGGCTACTGACTTCATGAAATGCTTCCATAAACGAGGCTCGATTTCAAGAGTTGAATCCAATTCCACTGCTAAGTGGTACTTGTAGTTATTATTGTCATCAGAACCACGTACTAAATGGTGGTTAATATCTTGTAAGATAAAGTGCACAGAGTCAATTGATAATGTAGATGTATCTATGTCGAATAGTAGCCAATTAGTTGAGTTGATTAGATTCTCCTTTAGGCGTACTCCACCTTCGAAGATATAATTAGATATAGCACAGTTAGTTGACATAGCAATAGATATGTCAGCGAACGATGAAGATACGTTCTGATATCCGGATTTAATTATAGATCCAAGATACTGCTTATAATCATCTTTCGCTTTCTTCTGCTTAGCAGCTGGTAACGCATAAATAGCTAAGAATTTAGCAGACATGTCATCACGTATCTCCAGGTATGATGTATTGAATGCGCCGAGTTCAGTTTCCTGTGTAGATACAGGTGTGAGGCCCTCATAATAAATACCATCTTTAGATGCTGTATAAATGCCATTTACGTCATAGCTGGTTGCAGACTTAGCTAATTCGTTGAGACGGGCTTCTGCTGATGAGCTAACATACCCTAGTTTACGTAGGTTATGTATAGATAAAAATGCCTTACCATGTTCAGCTATAGTGTGCATGAAATCAGCGAATTGCTCGTACGATTCCTTGATTAGCTCACGTTCAAATAGCATGAGGTCGTTAGCGAATATCTCTAGCGTATTGATCGCTGCTACGTAGTGATGTGGTTCAATCGTTGACGATAAATCATAGATTGCATACACAGCAGATAGCTTAAGAGCACGCCATTGATAATGCTTACGCGCTATTTCAGATATAGGGTACATCTTAGGTACTAATTCAGATTGTTGTTCGTTATAGGTTAAGTATGTGTCGAATAAACGTACTGTGGACTGGGAGAGAGTAAGTGGTTTCGTAGTTGTACTAACAACTAAGTTATCTATACGCTTACTAAGCACATCCTGTGCAGTTAGTGTAGTTTGCTTAATATCCTCTTCTGCATCAAATTTTGCCTCCATAGATGAGTATGTAGTGATAGGTGTAGGTTCTGGGTTAAATGAAAAATTCCCCCTACGTGCTAATTGCGCAGTAAATGCTTGCTTAAACTGTTCTTTGACTTTAGGCTCGTAGAGAATAACTGATTCAGTGCCAAACATTAAAGCACTTACTGGGAAGCCAGTTATTTCACCTACTTGGTTAAGATCATCTTTGACGATTGTTGCAGGTATGTTCCCAAGATCATATGACTTAGCTAATAGAGTTAGAATTAGAGGCATGTCTTTGTTAGAGAGGAGGTCAGAGCCTACTTCAGATGTACTTATATAACCAGCACCAACGGACCCTTCTGCAAGCATAGCAAAATGCTGAGTCATTCCCTGGAGTGTACCAAGTTCAGGCATAAGTGGTCGAAGTACACGTAGATACTTATAATAGTTCTCTAGTTCATCTCCAGAGGCTAATGCTTTCTCCTGGGCAAGGAGTTTAGCATCAGATTCACGTTTAGCTTTGATAGTATCGTAACCAGACTTTAGCGCAATACGTACAGCATTAACAGATGAATCCTTAGCATCACCTGAGCGTGCTAGGATAGTGGATATCATATTAGTTGTAACTATCGATTTAGGGTCAAATTGGATAGGTTTACGTAGGTGTGAAGCGAATGTAGTAAGCTCAGATATGGCAATAGCTATCTTCATTTTATGTTTAGCTTTAGTATTTATACATGCGACTGCATCTTGCACTATTGCTGGTATTTGTGGAACTAACGCTCCTTTCTCACGAAGGTATTGCTCCTCCATTGTTATCTGACTCATGTATACCCTTTTATTTATCTGTTGTTAGTAATATATCTTTAGAAACAGTAAAAGGTACCCCTACTCTTTCTGAATCTGTGTATTTAGATTTAGATACTCCCCATGCTCCGGACTTAGCCCACCCATGTGAATGTGTAGCATCATTTGGATCTTGCGCTAATGTCGCCTTTTTGTATAATTGTAATAAACTATCTTTTAGCTCATTTACTGTTGGAAAACAAATATCATTATTAACTAGTATGCGCCAGTTTAGTATTTCCATTTCTTTAGCTACTGCTTCAAAACCTATTGACTCGAGTGCTTCTTCTATTGTTGTAAATTGCATGCGTGTATTCCTTTTATTTGTAATAGCTGTTGAATTTAGCTAGTGTGATGTTGTAATTAGTATCTAAGTTAACACAATTATACCCTGTGTCTATTAGATTTTTCAATCTAGCGTATAGTCCTATATAGTTTTGACCTTTCACATCTTCTTGTAAAAAAGTAGTATCTTCATTCCAAGCAAAATTGCCTATACTACGTAAGTATGTTAATGTTGCTAAGTCCTTGTCATCATCTGTTTTCACCAGATTGTATGTATTACAATCTGGACCATTTTCTGAGTGGAATATTAATAATTGTTCCATGGTATACCCTTTTGATTAATTAATTAATTATAAACTTACTAGAACTTCTACTCAACTACAGGTGCAGTAGTTACAAGCTATCCCACTCTGGGTTTGTAGAAGTTCTATAAGCTTATTTGTTGGGGCAAGTAATTGTTGCTTGCCGTACTACTTAATAACCGGGCTACATGTTTACCGGAACCTCTATGTTTATTTCTAATGTACGTCGTACTGTGTTAAACCTATCTTTGGCTTACCATGTACATGATAAGTTAATCCTAGTGCAATAGATGCTTTAGAGAAACCTGCAGATAGTATATCACATATAGCAGGAGCATTATCAGGCATTGCTTCTATATTAACAGCATCATGAATATTAGCGACATACCCAAAGTCTCTACCATGTATAAATCCTGCTGCAAGTAACTCTCTGTTAATTACTACTAGATAGTACTTCATAAAGATAGCACCTGCATGTTGTAATAAAAGATTGCCTGCAGAATGAGGTGAGCGAGCTTCTAGATGATGACCATATAAACCTTTTAGTTTATTAGCTTTAGCTAGCTTTTTAGTATTCTCTAGGAAGTCTTTAAGGCCTGCTGTTTTAGCTAAGAAGCTGTTAGCTGTTTGTGTCCCAAATATTGTTTGCAGGATTAATGTCTCAGTATATGGGATTAGTTTATCTTTAGCTATTGGAAATAGTTGTTTACCATCTATAGTAGTCAATCGTTTTTCAACACTTTTCTTTGCAGTATCATACTCAGCTTGTGTATAAACTAAGTTGTTAGCAGTTGTATTTGTCCATAGTCCCCAACCTATTCTAGTATTACCAGACCCATACAAATATCCATAAATAAACGTCTTCGCTAGATCTCGAGTTGGTAAGCCAGTTGCTCGCTGATTGATTGAGTGAATATCAGTTGGTGGTGACGCATCTTTATCCCCTGAATCAACTGATTGTGCATAGAAATAGTTATCATATGGCCCTAAATAATGACCAAGCATAACTAACTCAAGTGCATCCGCATCTACATCAATTAATACTTTTCCGGGTGCAGCTCGCATTAACTCACGAAATTCCTTTGATTTAGGTATCTGTGTAATATTTGGGGAGGAATGACTCATACGGCCTGTATTAGTTCCGAGTGTGTCAACATTTCCTCTAAAACGATTATCAGATGGAAGAAGTTTTAATAATGAATTATCCCCTTCTGATAATTGACCAAGGTCTTTCACTACTTTCAGGTAACGTTTAAGATCATCAGCATCACTAAGTTGCATCTCTGCTAATGTATCTGCATCAACCTTTGGACTACCGTTAGCTGTAAAGATAGTAGGTTCCCAATTATAATACTTCTTCATCCAACGTACTATTTTCTGCCGTGAACCAGGTTCAAATGCTACGTACTTAAGCGGACAATACTCACCTTCGAAGTACTGGTATACAAAACGCAGTGGGAATACTGACCATTTGATTGGTTTAGATGGTAGTTTGATTTTACCATTCTTGTAGTAAGTGTACTGATATAGCGGGCTAGGTTGCTGTAAGTTAAGATACCACATTTATTTATTTATCTCACGTATAGTATTTAATGCTTTAGTTCGTAAACAATGTTCAGGATGTGAAATATCTTGCATAGTTTTAGCGGATTCATTTTTGTTATAACTTGTTCTACTTCCACATAATGGGCAAAGTGAATAATAAGGCCCATTACTATCATCATCTTCTAATGGTTTGAATGTTTCGTCAAACTCTTCTACTGTGTACATGTCTTTATATGTTGTCATTTTA